CTGGGCTCGAAAATATCTGCACCAAGATTTCTTGGCCGTTGTCCATCACTCCTGTATAGACGCTGTAATCAACTATCTGTGGGTCAGTCATTGCCTGTCCTTTTGTCGGTGCTCCGACCTTAGGGGATAGGTCAAGCCTTGGGTGGGATTTCCCCGAACACCTTAAGGAATGCGGCTTTTACAAAGATTATTGAGTCGGCGGCCTGTGGAGTTATCTCGACGTGAAACCAGTCGCCACCTGGTGCACCGTGAATGGTTGGTTTGCTGTATTTCTTCCAAGCCTGACGATCGCAACGCCATGCGCGCCCGTATGGTGCAGGGAAGTAGTCAAGGATGCACTCGACGCCAAGTGTGTTTGCGTTAGCGACCACAATGTCAATAAACGACACAGCGCCTTTACGGTTGGCTTGTTCGTGTTTTTCTGATTTGCGATACGACAAGTCAACAGCTCTGCCAGTCGCGTGTACTGACAATGAGCCAGGGTTGCCGCGCATGTCGCGCACACCCCATGACCCGTTATTCCAGACACAGTTGTTTGATGCGACGATTGCTTGCTTTATCCATTCGTCCATGCCGGCACGTGGGCCAGATGATGCGCCGTCGCTGTTGCCTGTGTATGGCCTTGCGTTGGGGTTAACTTTGGCTGTCGCCACGCCCAAAGCCTGCGTCTTTAGGGTTTACCCAGCGGAGCAATGGTGGGATGACAGCTGCAATTGCGCCTTTGCCATAGTCACGTGGATCTGTGGTACCTGTTGAGTAAACAGCAATCAACGCGCCTACGACTGATCGCAGGTAACTGGCAAACATTGCTTTGTCTTTAGTTGTGATTTTCAACATGGTTGTCAATCTTTTCTTCTATTCGGCCAAGTGTTTGATGTACTTGTCCGTGGTCTTTTTTGTTTTCGTAGCCGATTTTGCTAATAAGTGCCACGAGTAAAGCGAAACCGCCACCGATAAGAGCCACCACGACCTGAGAATCCATCGCATTACTTTGGTTTTGTAAGAGGTTTTGGTGGGTTTGCTTCGTGTTCCCACACCACAAGAGTTTCGCCTTGCAAAACCCAGCCAGCGTCAAACCCTGCGTCAATAAGCAAATTACGCAGTTCTTCGTGTTTGTCTTCGCTCATGCGCTTATCTCCATTAAAACAATCGTTGATGGTACGGAAGCATCTTGTACCGTAATTGATGCAGAGGCACCAAAATTAGCAAATTGTGTTTTGTAAGTTGTCGCTGATGTTGTTGCTGGAGTATCCAACACTAAAATTGTAGTTGAAAAACGCATAGTTTCAGCTGTGCTGGTTGTGCCAATACTGTTGTTGAAAGCAATTTCAGTTGCACCACGAAACAATTTGAGCAACAAAGTATTATTAACATTGGCTGCCGTTTTGAAATTGCTCGGATGATTAGCAAAAACTAAAACCTTGCTTGAAGCTGAAGTCGGCGTAATAGTTGCAGTCAAAGTCGTGTCCGCAAACGTGCCGACAGAACTAGAAGTTGAAGTTGTAGTTGATGCTGCAACAACTTGCAAAACGCGAAACGCACCGCGCAAATCGTTCATCTGTGCAGCGGTTAAAACCTGCCCAGCGGTAAATGATGCTGGAAGTGTGGTTGGTGTTGCCATAGTGTCTCCTATCCTAAAACATTGAACTGGTCAAGTGTGCCATATGTGAGGTTGTCCAAAATCAGCTCATAAACAATAACCGTTGGCGCGGTTGAGTACAGCACACGGTGGCCTGTGGAATAGTCCAAATAATGCTCAATGCCTTCCACGCTTAAGTCTTGCGCCAACTCGGTTGTGCCGGCACCACTTGGAAACGTCTTTTCAATACTAATCGTGTCACCAATTTCTACGGTTGCCAGCGTGTCCTTTTGGGCGTCGGTCAGCATCAGGAACTTGGTTTCTACCGATGTGAATCGTGGCTCGGGTTGCGGATGGAGTAGGTAGGCAGCTGCGGTATCTATTTCTGTTTGCTGATGTAGCAGGCTGTTTGTGATGGCGCTGGTTTGCGTAAAGTATTCTGCTATTGACCCAGCGTTAGTGGCTGTCGCTGTTTTGCCGTCTAAGGCTGTGACCACAGATCGGTTGACGACCTCGTTTGCCTCGAATGAGATGCCTAGACCGTCGTACTTAATTTGGGTGCCGTCGTCATGGAAGTCTGCTACCGACGCACTAAGGGTTGTGCCAATGCGATTTTGGAATGTGATCGTCCCAGATCGTGACATAAATATGCGACCAAACTCGGCTGTCTCGTTGATTTGGGTAATGTATTGCAGCACGTTTGTTTGTGCTGGCACGGTGTAATCGGCGGCATGGCCGAGGTTGACTGTGCCGGTGGCGATGCTTCGAGGGGATGCAGGATACGCAACTTCTGGCAAGTCAAGAACACTTGTAATGCGCGCACCCGATAGTTGAGCGCTCACGTTATATTCGTTCATGTAGGTCTGTGACAGCAGATAGAACTGGTCAGCGCAATACACGGTTACGGTGTCTAAACCGCCAAGCGCAAAGTTGTAGTCATAATTGACGACATAGCCTGAAAACAGGTATTGGGCGTTGTTACTTAGGTCGTAGCGGATGAGCTGCACTTTACGCATTGGTGCAAGACCTGGCTTAGATTGCGGTGTGTCATAGTACGGACTGTTGTCGTCAAACGGGTTGAAAATGCCGTCCACGTCCTGAATAGTAAATGTCATTGTGCCAGCGCTGAACTGATCACCGACGTCTCGACGACCGCGCCTGACATTTATTTGCGTTGTGTCTGCCATGACGTTCGCATATTCGGTGTTGCCATCAAGTACAAAAAACGTGTCGTCAAGAACTCCAGATGTCACGTTGTCAAGCGTGAACGAGTTAACAATAAAGCCTGTTTCTATTTGCAGGTCATAATTGCCTGAATCAACGACGGCGACGCCTGGCATTAGGCAATGTTCAGAGCCAACGGCCCTGCACTCCGTGAGTAGGCGCGCAACGCATTGACAACAGATTCGCCGATTTCGGCGCTTGTAGATAGTCCGCCAGTCACGTTGATGGTTACTCCGCCGCCTGTAGCCATGCGATCTAATGGCACGACGGCTTCTGGGCCTGCTTCGCCAATTAGAGCGAGTGTTGGCGCGGTAACAATGCCACCTTCAGCAAAGCGAGGAATGCCCATGCGTCCTGCAGCTGGTCGAGGCGCTTCACTTGCCCCAAGTTGCGGAATAGATAGTTTTGGTGCTTCTGGAATGTTAGGCAAAATTGGGATTGAGTTGTAAGCCTTAATGATCAGGTTTACCGCGGTGACTGCTGCGTTGACCATGCCCTCAAAAAAGCCTGTGATGGTGTTAACAATTAGTTTTATGCCGTCACGGAACCACTCAAACTTGTTGTATGCGGCCACAAGAGCAACGACCAGCAATGCGATGCCGGCAGCAATAAGAGCAAACGGGTTGAGTGCCATGGCAATGTTTGTGACGACGATGGCAGCTGCGACAGCGCCAATTGCGGCTGCAATAGCCAAAAATGCTTTGGGGTTATCTTGAGCCCATGCAGCAAACTTGTTAAGCACAGGTAGCACGGCTTCCAGCACAGGCAACAGGGCGGCACCGATTGACTCTTTGGTTTCGCCAATTGAGTTCTTAAAAATCTTCATTTTGCCTGCAGCGGTTTCAGCACTTTTGGCAGTCGCGCCGCCAAATGTCCCACCGAGCACGTCCATGACTTCGTTTAGGCTTGCCCCTTCTTTAATCATGGTTGACATCTCTGGGCTTAAAGATCGCAGCGCCTTAAAGTTGCCTTGGTAAGCCTTGGCAAGCGCGTCAGCAACGCTGGCAGAATCCATGCCGGTAGCCGTGCTGATGTCCATGACAAGGTTCATGTCGTTCATGGCAATGCCAACATCTTTGGTACCGCGCACAAGAGCTTCTAAGGCTTTGCGATACTCGGTGTCAGCAACGCCAGACGCTCGAGACATTGCGCTGATCTGCTTTTCTACTTGTGCAGTCTGTGCGGCGCCAGCGCCAGTCACATTTTGCAAAGTAAGTGCTAACGCGACCTGCTCTTGTTGATCTTCCATCGCTGCTTTGGTTGCATCACCAAGCGCAATCGCCAAACCGCCAAGCGCCGCAGCTGCAGGAATCGCCGCTTTCTTAATAGCAAATTGTGCTTTTTCGCCGACGGTCTCAAGTTGCTGGAACTGTTTGACAGCCTTCTTTACGCCTGTGCCGTCAAACTCGCTGATGATCGGGATATTGATTGCCATTACGCGGTCTCTCTGTTCGCTTCTTCCATGACGCGCTTAACCAGTTGCTCCATCTCGGAAATGACATCGTTTTGGCGTTGCTCGTATGCCTTCCACATTACTCGTGAACGGCTCCCATAACGGGAAGTCAACGCGCGACCTAATGGCCCTTCCATTGACGTGTCAAACATGGTGCCAGTAGCGCCTTGCCATTGGATGAGAAACGTGCCGACATTTGACTTGTTCCCACCGTATTCTTTGATATTTCGGGTGTTGATTTTGGCAGCGATCTTTTGTTTCATGCCTGGTATCCACGGCAACATCTTGAACCCTGATCGAGTGCTCCAGTTGCGCGCCATACCAGATAGCGGGACATTCGAGGGCACAAGTTTGTTGGCGTCGTCAATAACAGACTGAACGATTTTCTTGTAATCCTTGGTTATTTCACGGCGCAAAGATTTGTCAATTTTGTTGAGGGTCTTTAAGGCTTCTTTAAGCCCTACGACCTCAATTTTTGTTGACACTTGGTTCACGTCATCTCCGTTTTTTGTTTGCTTCGTTAAGCACTTTAATGACCGTTGTCAAGTCCCGTGAATCAAACGCAATGTCGCTAGGCCACCAACCGACCGCGACCAGTACTTCTGCTAGTTGGCGGCGGTAGGTGCCGCGTCCGTAGGGTTTGGGTCTGTCTCGTCCAGTACCGGCAGAATGTCGATGTCAGGGTTTTTGCTTAACCATTCGCGCCAGTTGTCACCAACTTGCTCGCCTTTAATCTTCAAGATCGTGTGCATCCAGCAGGCATAATCCGAGTACAACGGGTTTGCGGAAAGCTGTTGAATGTTGCGACGCTCTAGGCGTTCCCATTCAGTAACCACAAAAAGGTTTGTGTAGTAATACTCGGGTGCGCTGTCGGCCGTGCGCTTTAACTGCAACTTGATTTTCATTTGTTCTCCTATGTCGGCTTGGAGCCGTTAATTACGGTGTGACGTCAACGCTGTATGTGCCGCCTTGAAATTCCAAATCCCATTGTGACAACTCGCCCAAAGACGCATTGATTACAGGAATTGATGCAAGGTAGGTGTCAGTCAAAATGAAGCCAGGGTTTGTTGCGCCGTCTGCAGATGCAGTTGGGTTTACTTTTACGACACACTTGGTGCCGAGCAATGGTGACAAAGTTGCGTAAGTCTGTGATGTTGCAAATGATGCGAACACGGTCAGGGTCAAACTATTCGAAAAGAGGCCCGCCGTCATAGTGCGGGAAGTTTGGCCGAACGCTGTATCTTCCAGAGCCTCGGCAGTAACCGTCAAGGTCGCTGCAACGGTGTCGTCGCTGATGTCAACAATGGTGCCAATTGCGGCTCCGACTTGGACTTTTGGATTTGAGAGGTAAGTTGATGCTGGCATGTTTGCTCCTTAAGTTCTGATCTGATAGTAGATGATTTGTATTCGGTAATTGTGGATTATGCGGTTTGGGCTTCTATTGCGCAATCAAGGTCGTAGCACGGGTACAACGCGCCACCGATCTCAAGGCTTGACGGACGGCCAGCCATGACAATAATTGACGAGCCAAGCACGGTTGCCACAATGCTTAAAATCTGACGCAGCACCGGCAGACCTGCAGGCCCAGAGCCAATGACTTTGATTGGGAACTCAAGGCGCACGATGTTGCCATTGCCAGCAAACGTGGTGAAGTTCGGCGCGTCCAAGTACACGCAATTAGGTGCAAGTTTGGTTGGGTCGTTTACAACGCGCAATCCTGATACAGCGGTCAACGTCGCTGTAACGTCATCAATCGCTTCGTTGAACAGGTCGGTGTACGACATCAGGCAACCGCTGGACGAGGGATGCCAAGCAGCTGCTTGACGATCGGGGTTAGGCTTTGCTGTGGTGCCGAACCCATGCCGTCAAACGTGGCGTACGTTGCCTCTATTGAGCCTCTAGAGCGCCACAGAGCCGCGCAATACATCAAAGTGCCCAATGTTGCGTCACCGCCAGGAGAGGTCGTCAGGGAGTCGATATAACCGCTTTCCTGACGCCTGCGATATGCAAACTGATTGCCAGCAGACACAGACTGTGTGAGCAACGTGTAATCATCTGATGGGTTGGTGATCGTGATGCCAAGGTAAGACATGACCTGCGCCGCCGTCACCCATGTGCAAACAGGGTCATTAGCGACAGTCCCAGACGCTGCAACACGCACGACATCGCTTGCGGTCTTGGCGTAAAGCACCTGATCAGCAATCGGTATCTGATAGTCGTAGAGCAGATCGCCTTCGGTATCAATGCCCAAAAACAAATACTGTGGCAATGCGCGCACCGAGTATGTGCCGTTGAATGTTGCATCAACTCCAGCGACCGTGATTGAACTGCCGACTGCAATCTCCGATGGGGTCAAGAGTTGCAGTACGGCAAAGTTGTCAATCAGGTACTTGTTAGTAACTGTGTATGTAGCCATGAGCGGATGCTCCGCTCTCGACTAAGCCTGGGTGATCTTGCGAATCATTCCAGAGATTGCAGCAAACGTGCTGACATATCCATGGAATGAGAATTGACGACCCAAAACTGATGGCTGATCAACGCTCATGAGGCCACGGATTGATTCGTAGAACTCGTAAGCATCGCCTTGGCCTTGACCAACGCGGGTAATGATCATGGTCTTTGCAGCAAAGTTGCTGTCTACTACCAACTGCAAACCGAGTGGGTTGCCGTTCCATGAGGTTGCATTCTGCGTACCTGCAGCGTTGTAACCAGAGAGACCGTTGGCGATCAATGGGAAGATTTGACGTCCCGTTGTGTCTGCAAGCTGTCCAAGTTGTGCCCATACGTCTACTGACACGAACATGTGGGTTGGCAACCAGTTGCGTCCGCTTGAGATGTCGTTTGCTGCGTCGTATACGGACTTAAGCAAGTCGGCAACTGTTCCGTCCCATACGCCTGATGAGTTTGCTGCGGCGAGCAAGTTGTCTGCGGCGAGATTGTCCGAAGCGATCATGTATTCGCCCATAAGGTCATTGAGAATTAATGACATTGCTTCAGGGTTTGTGAAGTCCATGTCCTGACGGGAAAGCGTTACTTGACCGGCAAGAGTCGTTTTGGTAATTGTGTTGCTTGCAATCACCATGGTTTGTGCGGTGACAGCTGACAATTCAGTTGACTGTGTTCCGACGTCGGTGTGAGTGGTGATGGTTGGACGTATAAAAGTCTTTGACTGTCCGTTGTCTGGGTAAGCGCGTGCGCCAACTGCCTCGACTGTTGGACGCAAGAAGTTCAAGTTTTGAACCAATGGCCCTAAGACTGGAACAGGTAGCAAACCTGGGGTATCGCTGGTGAGTACGTCGCCCGCAGCTGCTTGCAATGCGGTGCGCTTTGATGCGTTGTAATCGGCTACTGCTGCGTTCATGTTCTTGAACGTGTCGCCACCGATGTGGTAAGCGGCCATGAACTCGCCTGCGCTTGGCAATACAAGTTCTTTTTTGGCTTGTGCAAAAATTGGTGCGGTTGGGATTGTTGCCTCAACTGCTGGTGCGGTTATTTCTGACATGGGTTCTATCTCCTGTTCTGGGACTACTTCTTCATTTAACACTACTTCTTCTGGCTCTTGGTGGATACTCGCAGCGACGCTAACAATGTTTGCACCATCTCCGAATGCGCCGATCGGAACAAGGGAAAGTTCCATCCAGTCAGCAGCTTCAATGATCATTGTGCCTTCTTCGTCGTATGAGAACTTGGTTGGATTTACCCCAACAGATACTTGGTCAATTGTGCCGTCCGAGGCCATAACCAAAGCGTCATTTCCAAGGCTGGTCGCGCTGATCTTGGCGCTAAACATCATGCCCTGTTCGGTATCTACGCGTTCGGTCACAACACCAACTGGCATGCTCGCGTCGTGGTACATAAACAAGCGCGGGGCTTTGCCCTCGACTGGCAATGAGCCTGGACGAAAGATTACAGCTGTGCCATCCGAAACCGTTGCCGGCACGTTGTAGGGAACAGCGGTTCCGCTAATGGTGCGTCGTGGTGCGTCGCCTTTGGCAGCGTCCAGCGTAAAATCTCCTGAAATTAATTTGATCATGATGCGATCTCCTCTTGTGTGTTTTCTCTAACAATTACTTCATCATCGGCGCGGTCGGCCATAAAGTTTTCTTCTAGGTATTCATCGGCATCAAACTCAACGTATGTTCCGCGCGGTAGCACGTTGTCCATTGACAAAGCGCCGGCAATTGCGTCGGCATACAATTTTACGCCGAACAAGTACAAGTCAGCGCGCGCTTGTTGTGATGACTGGTATGAGTAAGCGCCAGTAGCAACGCCCACCAAATACGGTGGTACGTTTGCAAGACGCGACATTTCCAATGCCTGATATTGCGACGCCTCAATTAAAAGCATCTTGTCAGGTGTGCTGTTTGTTTCTGTGTATGTCAAATACTCGTTAAGCGCTGCAGTCTGATTCGTTGCTCGAGCCGCGTTAAATGCGCTTGCCAAATCAGCAAGTTCTTGCGCGCTAAGTGGTTCTCCACCAGTTTGCTTAAGTACGCCGGCAGGAATGCTTGACGATGCGTTGCGATTGCGTGCAGCTTCTAATTTTAACGCGGTTTCAATTGCGCCAGGCGCTGAATAGATCAAGCCTTGTGCTGGAGACAAGAATTGCACAAGGTTGTATGGGTCAATTTCTCCGCCTTGAAAATACACCTGCGACGATGGAGCAAACCACACAGGGCCAGCCATGTCGGTCGTTGTAATTGAGCCTGCAGGTAGTCGAGTAAACGTGGCAGGGTAGCCGTCTGCTGTGCGTGAGGTGATGTACCAAAACGCTCTGCCAAACATCATGAGGTCATCAAGTGTCCAGCTCATGAGAAACTGCATTGACACAGATGGGTCTGGTCGGCGCAACCATGAACGTGGAGCAATGTAAATCTTCTCCATTTCTTCGCCATTCCAAAACTCGTTGTATGAGCGAAGACTCATTGATCCAATTACCGACGCCATTAAATCGCGCGCACGGTTAATTGTTGGCACGCTAATTGCAGCGTTTCGCTGTTCGCCTTCGCGATACGTGTAGTACTGGCCGATCATGTTGACGCCAACATTGGACGATGAGTAACCCGGCGAGAAACCGCCAGCAACCGCAGCTGCCACGCTAGGCGCTGGGCTTATTGCTGCTTTTTTGGTTTTGTTAAAAATCGCCATAGTTACCACTCTGCCATATAGGTGGCAACCGCACGTGACTAATCCGATTCCGACAAAAGGCTAGAGCGTGCGGTTGCCGCGTTTATCTTAGTTATTTACCGCGACAAGCATGGGTTTTCCGCTGTTGACAGGACGGGCACATAAGCCGATACCCCAGACCATTGTTCGCGCTAACTCAATTGGCCCAGGCGAACGCTTGGAGGACAGCACGATCGTGTTGTCGGTGCGGATAGCAACAGCGCGCTGGACATGTTCGGCAAGCAGTTTTTCACCTGTGTGCAATAGTCGCGCTTCAGCAATCATGTTTTTGGCAAGTGGTGTAAACCGTCCAAGTTCGGCATAGCCAACGACGACTCGGCGGCGCTCGATGTTCGGTGGGCAGGTTGCGTCCACGGTCGGCGACAACGCAAACCTAATCGTCGGATCTTTGGCAAGTTCTTGCACGTTGTCCCACAGCTCTGTAATTGACTCGGCGATGAACGCGACGGTGACAAGCACCCGACCGTCTGACAAGTTGACGCATCTGGTCGCGCTATATCTGGAGTCGTCCAGCGAAGACTCGATCGCCACGACGCCACCGCTAGGGATGTCCCCCGTGTACTCAAGGGACGGCCAACGCCCAGGCTCAATCCAACCGCGCACAACACTCACCCAAAGGTTTAGGGATGCGCGCAAGAATGACGCCCGATCGGGGTTGGTTGATTCTTGCCTAATTGTGTCCATGTCCAAGGTGTAACCGAGTGCAGGATTACCCCAAGCCCAAGATGCAGGATGCAGCGGGTCAAGACTTGGGTCTGGCGACCACTCGGCCATGTACATCGTTGACGGTTCGCCTTTGTCAATTGCTCGAATGCCAGCCTCACGCCAGCGCTGAAACAGCACAGATTCTTCCGTGCCAGCTGTGCTGAAGAAACACGCCAAAGGATTTTTTCTAGCGCGCTGTGCCGGCAACAAACCACCTTCTACCGAATCAGGGTTGACGTCAAACAGCTCATCCACCACGACCAGGTCAATTGACATTCCGTGACCTTGGTTTGGCTTTAATGCTTTGACCCACCACTTGCTGCCGTCTGGCATGGTGGCCTGATAACGGCCGTACGACTTAACGATCTTTGCGCCGTAATACTCCTCAAGAATTGGGGCAAGATCATCAAACAACAAACAGGCAAGATCAAGTCTGTGCGCGCCAGATACCACAGTCTGTTTACCGCCACGTATCTTTGGCATCTCTACAAGCCAAAATAAAATGAGTGCCTGAATAATTGTGGTTTTACCGTTTTGACGCGCAACCGACACAAGGCTCGAGCGATGCACAAACTTCTCATCAGCATCAACAGCCAGCATTCTTTCAAGAGCATGCATTTGCCAAGGCATCAAATCAATCTGCAGCACCTTCTTAGCCATGTCCCCCACAAGTCCAGCTAATGAGCCGGCATGGTCAGGCACCATCGTTTCCAGTCTCGGCTGGTCATGGCCAGTTGACGCTGGTTCAGGCTGGTTTGGGCTGGTGGCGACAAAATGATGGATGGGGCTCGGGGGCATTAAATCGCTGTATAAAAAATCGTTTATTGCTTTTTCTCGATTTTGTTTTGCGTTGGCTAGTTTTTTGTTTCGGTATGTTGCTCCGCGCGCCGAGTTGCAACTTTTACAACTAGCGACGTATCCGTCTTCTATTGTTCCGCCTTTATCTGACTCGACTAGGTGGTCAAGTTCTGTTGCTGTGTTGCGATGACACCAATGGCATAGAGGTTGGTCGCGGAGTAGTTCTGCTCGTGCTTGCTTGTAGACCTGCGTGTCGTGTTCGGTCAGTTTGCGTGTCATCTCACGCGCTTCGCTTGTGCTGACGCGGCGCTTGCGCGCCTTGTCCTCGGTAGTTATTTGTCGTGTTTGTTGTCGGGTTCATGTTTGTGCTTTCTTTGTTTGTTAACTGTATGTCATCTGCAGGTCAATGGATGTGTGAATGCTCCACCCACCAGATTGCCCATCCTGGTACCCATTGCATTTAGTCGATTATGTTTACGACTCGCCTCAACGCTTTGCCCGTTTCATTTCGTCTTGCGTGATTCGGGACGCGCCGATCTACCCACGTTTCCGTGTGTCACCAACTGCCGTGCGAATGGCTTAGGTCGTGCTACTAACCGATTGTTTACCCTCTCGGATTGCTGAGAGTGTAGAGAATGTACTCCATGTCGCTTGGCTTCCAGACCGCTGCATGACAGCCAGCCATCTCACAAGCGTTTAACCAAATCTTTTGTCCAGGCGTTACTTTGCCTTTTTCTGCCTTTAACTCAATGACTAACGGCCGACCGCCTTGGAATGGATGCACCATGAACAAATCAGGAAATCCTGCGTCGCCTTGCACGTTTGTCATCCAGCGTCCTCGACTGTTCTGTGCCGGCAGATCATGATGCACTAGCCATCCGTAACGCTTAGCAACGCTGATCACCATGTCCTTGAAGTCGGCTTCGCTTATCTTGGCGTCAAGTTTCATCGCTGACCGCGCTTACGACCAGCAACGGTTCTTGGGTCTTCTGCAAACATCATCACAAACAGCGTCAGCATCAGACCAAGCAGCACGCCAGCAATGTTGACAAGCAAAAACAGCATCATTTCAAGCGCTCAATCATCTTGCTTGCTTCATGCGATTTAAGCAGTTCTAACACCGCGCTGTCATCGTTAAGTTCTCGGTGAATCATCTCCAACAGACCAAGATCATCAAGCCCTGCGTCCTTGGCAAGTTTCTTGATGTAACCAATTTGCTTAGGTGTGGCAAATGCGCCAGAGGGTGTGTGCACTTGCGGTTGTGGTGATGTTGTTAGGCGCTCAACCTTTTGCATCTCATTGCGTGACGGTCTGGGGCCACTAGCAGGCGCTTGTAGCGGACAGTTGGCAATGGCGCGACCAATAGCACTCGTCTCACAGTTTTCTACAAATGAGGTTGCGTTGACGCCGCGGTCGCTTTTGACTTCTTCCGCGTAGCCCGTTGCTACTGGCACCTTGTCAAACTTGTCGGCGTACAGTTCGCAATAGAACACGCAAGCGTCACCTGTGTAATTCATCATTGACGTGTAAACGCGACCGTTCGGATATGCAGCCCAAAACCTGACTAGCCGTTGCTCGACTGTCTCGTAATTGCTTAGGTCAAAGCCCATCAGATGCCTGCCCAGACGCTCAGGCGTTGTGCATGGTCATGTGCGCCACCGCGCTGTGAATATGCTAGTTCGCCTGTGTTGCGGATGATGCCACGACGTGCAGCTGCGTTCAACCGTCCAGCGATGCCCTTTGTGACTGGAAACTGGTCGCCCAGGTGCTTCCAAATGTCGTCAGATGTAAAGAACCCTTTGGTGCGCGCAACGTGCACGATTGCAGCGTCAACTTCGTTTTGTTGTGGTCGTGTCCAGCGCGCATTAGCAGCCGATTGTGACGCCAACATCCCTTGGATGAATGGCGCTTGTTTTCTTGCCGGCACACGGCCGTCACATACGAAATGTGTTTTGCCTTGTATATCGGGGTAGGCGATGGTTTCTTTGCAGATCGTGCAGGTTTTCATTGTCGGAATCTCCTTGTCGGCTAGGAATGTGCTTGTAGTGCTTTGATTGCTAAGTCGAGTGTAGTCACATCGTGCAATGGCATCGGGTCTTCTAATGACAACGAGTTTTTCATTGCGCGCAAACGGCGGATAATGCTTGCGTGTGGGTTTGTACTTGTGTCAGCGATTTGGTTGATCAGATCAAAGATTGCCATTTCGTGTCTTGTTGTCATTGCTTGCTCCAATACCATTTGTCGGGTTTCTTCTGTAAGTTCGCCTTGATTCCATGCACAGCCTTCACTCATTTAGTTGCACTCCATGGCCCCCAGCCATAACCGTGTTTGTCAACGCCGTAGGTGTAAATCGCTAACGCTGCGCGCAAATTAACATCAGCCTGTAACAAGTTTTCTTCGCTTGTGATAATGCCGGCATCAGTAAGCCATGGTGTCCAAAATCCGTTAATCTGCATTAGTCCGCGCGACCCGCCATTTGGGTCTTTGCCGTTGTAGGCGTTCGGGATGCAACGCGATTCCCTAAACATCACAGACTTGAGCACGGTGCGCTGATCGGCAGGCCAGCCAAGGTTCACGGCAAGCGCGCTGAACTGCTCACAAGCCGAGCTGTACGGGTCAATGTAGATCGTTGAGCTTGTCGTCGTGGTCGGCTCAATCAGGTATGGCTGCACCTTAAACGGCGCCAAGGCGATAGTCCCAGACGGGCTACCAGACGCGTCAGGAGCCCCTACAGCGACCGTAAAGCCAAAAACGGTACAAAGTACTATCCCAATAATTTTTTCTGCAAAATAGTTCATCGTTTCTCCAAAGGTATGGGCACGCCCCAACTGGATGCGTGCGATCTGAATGCGATTTGTCCCATTAGGAACTTGCCCGACTCTGGGCTC